GGTGTTTATATCATATGTTAGTACATATAATTTCATCATTAGGTCATATATTGATAGTTATACTTTAGTAATTGATAAAAATGTATTTATTGTATAAAATAAAGTTACAATTTAGTTAAAAGTAAAAATAAATATTAATGTGTAAATTTAATAAGATGGACATAGAAATAAAAATAGAAAAAGATCAAAGTTTAGAGATAGATAAAATAAAATTTCAAAAAATGGTTTTTTTATTTAATGCTTTAGACAGCGGTTGGTCTATTAAAAAAAAGAAAGATTCGTATATATTTACCAAAAATCACGAAGGAAAAAAAGAGATATTTAACGAAGAATATTTAGCCATATTTATGAAGGACAATTCTGATATAAATAAATTACTTACGTAATTATGTAGGTTTAAAAACATTTAATAAAATTTTTAATTAATTATTTTTTCAAAAATTTTTTTTCTTTTAGGAATGTATAAAATGGGAGGCGGACTCATGCAATTAGTGGCTTATGGAGCTCAGGACGTATACCTTAAAAACCTGTAGGGTAGAAAAACAACAGGGAATATCGAAAAAATAAGATATTCATAAAGCCTTTTGTGGAAATTCATTAGAATACCACTGTTGTTAATCAGGGATTTAAAATCATAATTGATTTAAATGAAAAGCCCTGGTGAGAAAATCAAACTGCTTGAAACCCCTAAAATTTATTCTACTAAGCAATTTTTGTGAGAAAATTGTGGCCAAGACAAAGACCTTGGGTATAGTAAAAATGAATAAAATGATTTGAACAAACCAGTTCAAAGAAATGGGCAATGAGCATCCAAGCTTCTTTAAAGATTAAAACAATATAAAAACAATATATAATATACAGATAAATGTCTGACACATCAAAAATATGTGATAAATGTGAAATTAGTTATTCATTAAACAAATACCGACGATACAATGAAAATAATTTTAGTAATACTTGTAAAGGTTGTTTAAATGAAATGGATAAATCAAGAAAAAAAATAGCGAGACTAAATAGAGCAAATAATACTTTGGTTAAATGTGAAAAATGTAATGAAGAAAAATCATTAAAAAACTTTACAAAACTTAAGAAATATTATAAAAAAAAGATTTGCTTATCTTGTTATCCATTATTTTTAAAAGAACAAAAAACGGAGTGGTGTAAAAATGAGCATAATACAAATATGAATTATAGAATTAAAAAATCATTGGCAGCACGATTACGAACAGTTCTTAATAAAAATAACTCAACTATGAATTATATTGGATGTAATATTCAATATTTAAGAGAATGGTTTGAATACAATTTTACAGCCGAAATGAATTGGGATAATTACGCTTCATTTTGGTCAATCGACCATATTATACCTGTGTGTAATTTCGATTTAACTTTAGAAGATGAAAAATTAAAATGTTGGAATTGGTCAAATTTAATGCCAGTTTCAATAAAGTATAATTCATCTAAAAAAAAAATAGACATAAATCAAGTAAAATATATTGTGGAACAATTAAAAAAATTTAAAGAAGAAGGTTCAACGACTAAATGGTTTTCGAGCAATTTTATATTAAATGAAACTGAATATGTAAGTGAAATAAAAGAAAATATAATTTTGTTTTAAGATATAGTCTAATCCTTGTCGAAAGATAAGGTAGAGGAAATGTACAGGTAATCCTCAAATAACTTTCTGGAAGGTTACTTATCGTAGATATACTAACTTTGCTATTGAATCTATTGAACAAACATTCAATGGTCAGGCTGATTTTGGACGTCGTGTTCAATGTACTATCAGCCGAAACGGTGATCTTGCTTACAGAACATACTTACAAGTCACTTTACCTGAAATTAATCAACTTATGGGTATTGCTTCCTTCGCTGCCGGCGTTGGAAGTGGTGTTTATGCTCGTTGGTTAGATTTCCCCGGTGAGCAATTGATCGCTCAAGTTGAAGTTGAAATTGGTGGTCAAAGAATTGATCGTCAATATGGTGACTGGATGCATATCTGGAACCAATTGACAATGACTTCTGAACAAACTCGTGGTTACTTTAAGATGATTGGTAACACAACTCAACTCACCTTTATTACTGATCCTTCCTTTTCGGAAGTTGATGGTCCTTGTGACTCATTGGCTCCTCGTCAAGTTTGCGCTCCTCGTAATGCTCTTCCTGAAACAACCCTTTATGTTCCTCTTCAATTTTGGTTTTGTACCAATCCTGGGTTAGCTCTTCCTTTGATTGCTCTTCAATACCATGAAGTCAAGATTAATCTTGATATCAGACCAATTGATGAGTGTTTGTGGGCGGTTACTACTTTAAGTTGTAATGCCGGTGACTACAAATTGGGTTCTAACCCAACAAAATATGTAGAACAACAATATGCTCCAGGTCGTCCTGTTCCTGCCGCAATTGCCTACAATCAATCTTTGGTTGCCGCGTCGTTGTACGTTGATTATGTGTTTTTGGATACTGATGAGCGTCGTAGATTTGCCCAAAATCCTCACGAATATTTGATCACTCAGCTCCAATTCACTGGTGATGAGTCGGTCGGTTCGTCTTCAAACAAGATTAAACTTAACTTCAATCATCCTGTTAAGGAATTGATCTGGGTTGTTCAGCCTGATCTAAACGTTGATTATTGTTCATCTCTTGTGTGCGATGCTCTTTTATTCAAAGTCCTCGGTGCTCAACCTTTCAATTACACCGACGCAATTGATGCTCTTCCAAATGCTATCCACGCTTTCGGAGGTCCTGCTTCCATTGCCGAAGACTCTCGTTCATACATTGATGCCCAAGGTCTCTTTGATGATGCTGGAGCTCTGGACTATGATATTCCTGCTGGATTCACTGGATACTGGCACGGACCCAATAATCCTTACAATCAACCCAATTTGGGAGGTGAAAGTGCTGTTGGTGTTGACCCTGCCCTTGCTGCTGCTCTTGCTGGTCTTCAACGCAGTCATAACGATAACTCCAGTGTTTCTGATGCTGGAACCTTTGTTTTGTGCGAGACCTCTATCGATATGCATTGTTGGGGACAAAATCCAGTTGTCACTGCTAAACTCCAATTGAACGGCCAAGATCGCTTCTCTGAGCGTGAAGGGTCTTACTTCTCTTGGGTCCAACCTTACCAATCTCATACCAGAAACCCTGATGAAGGTATTAATGTTTACTCGTTTGCCCTGCGACCAGAGGAACATCAACCCTCAGGCACGTGTAATTTTTCCAGAATTGATAATGCCACACTTCAATTGGTCTTGTCTAATGCTACCGTTGAAGGTACCAAGACTGCTAAAGTGCGCGTGTATGCGACCAATTATAATGTGCTGAGAATTATGAGTGGTATGGGAGGGCTTGCGTATTCCAACTAAAGACCATATATGGTGCGGATTTTATTTATATATTCTAATATTAAAATTAAATACTTATTTTGTATTTTAATATTAAAAGCAAAAAACAACTTAAAGACAATTTGTTAATATATTGTATACTATGAGCATAGACATTGTAAATCTTATTGAAAGCAATCCAATCACTAAATTTTCGGGTGATTATCAGAGCAAATTAGTTGAAAAAGTAAAACATCATTTCACCGATTATGAACAGCAACTATTTTTATCTAGTTTTTACTGCTATTTAAAATATGATCCCAAGAATGATTTTGTGATTGATTTAGATAATGTATGGAAATGGATTGAGTTTTCTAATAAAGCTCACGCAAAAACTGTTTTAACAAAAAATTTTGTGATTGATAAAGATTATAAAGTTTTGCTCACTAAGATGGGTGAGCAAAAAAAAGATAATAGAGGAGGTCATAATAAAGAAATTATTATGTTAAACATTGATACATTTAAAAAATTTTGTTTAAAGGCGTGTACTAAAAAGGCAGATGAGGTTCATGATTATTTTATTAAATTAGAAAATATTATGTTTGAAATTACAAAAGAAGAATGCGATGAATTAAAAAATCAATTACAACAAATTGAAAATATTAAAAATAAAGAAATTATAAAAGAAAAAGAGTTTGAAAGAGAGAGATTATTATTAACACAATATGCTAACATAGGTTCTATAATATATATTATTAAGGTTAAATCAAATGATAATGGAACATATATTATTAAATTAGGACATAGCACTAAGGGTATAAAAGACCGATATCAAGAATGTAAAGCAAAACATAATAATATTTTATTATTAAATTGTTTTCAAGTTGATAAATCTCACGATTTTGAACAATTTTTACATTCATATCAAACTATTCAATCAACTAATGTTAAAAATTTATTAGGTCACGAAACAGAAACCGAATTATTTTTAATTGGAACTACACTAACACAACAAATCTTAGTAAAAATCATTAACGACAATATTAATAATTATAATTATAAGGTAAGAGAATTATTACTTGAAATTGAAACTTTAAAATTAAAAAATAATGGTCAAGTTATTAATAATGACAATGAAATGTTAAAAGAACTAATTCAAACCAATAAACTATTAACAAATAAAGTGAGTTCTCTAGAAAATTCAATAGAAAAAATTCTAAGTAAGCTTAATGAAAAAGAAACTAGGATTGTTACAGGATTTAATCAGCAAATGCCGCATCTAGGACCACGTCTTCAACAAATTAATCCAGAAACACTTCAGCTTGTAAAAGTATATGAATCTGTTACAGAAGCAATGAACGAATATAAAAATATTAAAAGACCAAGTATATCAAAGGCAGTAGAAGAAAATACAATTTATTGTGGATTTAGATGGTTGTTAGTTGAAAGAAATTTAGACCCAAATATAATTCACATAATTCAACCAACAAAACAAACTAAGGTTCAAAATTTAGGATATGTTGCTAAATTAAATCAAAACAAAACAGAAATATTAAATGTATATCTTGACAGAAAAACCGCAGCACAACTAAATGGATATCAAAGTTCGTCTGGTTTAGATAATCCAGTTAAAAATAATACTTTATCAAATGGTCATTATTATACTCTATATGATACTTGTGATGAAAATTTAATTGAAGAATTTGAAGAAAAAAATGGCTCACTATTATTATACAAAAATGGTATCGGTCAATACGATGTTAATAATAATTTGGTGAAAGAGTTTTCGTGTAAATATGATTGTATTAGAGAATTAAAAATGAGCGATAAAACATTAGCAAAAGCGTTAACAAATAATATTCCATATAATAACTATTATTATAAAGAATTAGGAAGCAAAATAACATGTTTGTAAATAAACTAACAAATAACAATATAAAAATAATGATTTAAAAGAATTCAAATAAATATTATTATGAGTGAATTTTATTCAAAACCTTATTTTTTATTGTACGGAGGAAATGGATGGATTGGTTCTAAAGTTTATGATTTGTTAGTTAGTATGGGTTTTAAAGTAGTAAAATCAAAATGTAGAGCAGATGATTATAAATCTGTTGAAGCCGAGATTAGCTCTTTTGAAGGATTAACACACGTTATGTCATTTATTGGAAGAACACACGGAGTATACGAGGGCGAAACTATTTCAACAATTGATTATTTGGAGAAACCTGGAAAATTAGTTGAAAATCTTAAAGATAATTTATATGGACCAATCTTATTATCATCTATTTGTAAAAAATACAAAAAACATTTTACTTATTTGGGAACTGGATGCATTTTTGAGTACGATGATAATCATTTATATGGCGATGAATTAACTGGTTTTAATGAGTCCGATCAGCCTAATTTTTTCGGTTCATCCTATTCTATTGTAAAAGGTTATACTGATAAATTGATGCACGAATTATTTAATGATGACGTGTTAAATATAAGGATTAGAATGCCAATTACAAGTGAAATCATTTCTCGTAATTTTATAACCAAAATAACAAATTATAAAAAAATATGTTCGATACCAAATTCAATGACTGTTTTGGATAATTTATTACCAGTTATGATACAATATGCTTTAAGTAATCGAAAAGGAACTATTAATTTAACAAACCCTGGATTAATTACGCATAATGAAATATTAGAAATGTATAAGGAAATTGTTGATCCTGATTTTACTTGGGAAAATTTCTCTATTGATGAACAAAATAATATATTAGCATCAAAACGTTCCAATAATTGTTTAGATACAATTACATTAGAATTAGATAAAGTAAATAATGTAAAACATATAAAGGATGCTGTAAGAGACGTGTTAGTTTGTATGAAAGAAAATAAACAAAATTAAAATTAAAGCGTTCATAATATTTAATACAAATATTAATTATATATTATGAAGTTGTTAGTTACTGGTTGCTGTGGATTTATTGGTTCTAATTTTGTAAATTACTACTTTAATGAAAATTCTGATGTAGAAATAATTAATTTAGACGCAATGTATTATTGCGCAAGTCAAAATAATATTAAAGAAAATATACGTAAATCAAAAAGATATCATTTAGTAAAGGGAAATTTATGTTCGTTTGATCTAATTTCTAATGTTTTAGAAATTTATAATATTGATACGGTTATTCATTTCGCAGCACAATCACACGTTCAAAATTCGTTTGATAATGCTTTACAATATACAAGCGATAATGTTGTAGGAACTCATACATTATTAGAAGCGTGTCGTAAATATGGTAAGATACAAAAATTCATTCATATTTCAACTGATGAAGTTTACGGTGAATCGATGTTATCAGTTAACGAAGAGAAAAAAAATGAAGATTCAGTACTGTGCCCAACAAATCCATATGCGGCAACAAAAGCCGCAGCAGAATTAATAGCAAAATCATATTATCATTCTTTTAAAATGCCAATTATAATAACACGTGGCAATAATGTATATGGACCTAATCAATACCCCGAAAAATTGATACCTAGATTTATTGAACAACTTTTAAAAGGAGAGCAAGTTACAATTCAAGGTGATGGATCAAATGTGCGAGCATTTTTACACGTAAATGACGTATGTTCTGCGTTAAAATTGATTTTAGAGAAAGGTAAAATAGGTGAAATATATAATATTGGTAGCGACGACCATCACGAATATACCGTTACTCAAATTGCTCATATGTTAATTGAAAAAATAACAAAAACAACAGATTATGATAAATGGATTAGTCATATTGAAGATAGACCATTTAATGATAAACGATATTATATAAGTAATCAAAAGGTGAAAGATTTAGGATGGACAATTTTAACTGATTTTAATAATGGAATTAATGAAGTAATTCAATCAATGTCTAAATAAAATATATTATTTTATATCATTTATTATTATAATGAAATTAAATCGACCAATTATTATTGGCAGTATAGGTGGAATTCTTTTATTAATTTTAGGATATTCAATGTTTAGTGGAAATACTGATGAGACTAATACAAGTAATCGTGATTCAAGTGATCATTTAATGTATAATGGAAAAGCAGCCCCTCTTTTCGGAGGAATTAAAAAAAGAAATACAAAAAAAAAGAGACAAAATATAAAAAATAGAACTGTTAATAAAAAATAAGTATTTATATTATAAAAATAATAACTTATTATATCATTTAATATTAATGAATTCCAATAATACATTAATATTAGGTATTGCGGGTGGTAGCATTGCTATGGTAATTTTAGGTTTAATAATATATAATGTTACTGGAAATACAGGTGATGATGGTAAAGGTATT